CTTGGTATGAGATCTTAACTCAGAACAGACACATGAGAGTAGAGTACAAAGCTGGTACACAATATATCCACGAGGACTACATAGTTGCTGCTTACTAGTATATTCTTTATCATCGGGGAGTGACTTCGGTTGCTCCCTTTTATTAAACAAACTTTTAAATTTAACAATTATGGCATTATTAGCTGGAGGAACTACTCAAGACTGTACTACTGCTAATTCAGGTGGAATTAAAAGAATTTACCTTGCTAACGTTGACGACGTAAGTGGTTTTACTTATGCTTCAAACGTTGCTACTGTTATCGCTATGGTTATGTCTAAAGTATTCTATGAGTTCGAGTTCGAACAAGATACTGCTGAATGGAGAGAATCAGGTGAGTTAGTAAATGGATCTTCTAAATACACAGAGGAATTAGAGTTTTATATTAGATTAAACAATGACACAAACAGAACTATTTTAGATGCTTTATCTAACAACTGTGGTTTTATTGCTGTTGTTGAAGATTCTAACGGAACTCATTGGCTTTTAGGAGCTAGTGAAGGGTTAGGAAAAGAAAGACCTTTGAAATTAGTTTCTGACACTACTACAAGTGGAAAGGAATTAACAGATCAAGCTGGTTCTATTATCGTTTTAGGAGCTATGTCTCAATCAAAAGCGGTAACTGTTACTCAAGATATGAGTTCATTATTATAATCCATTTAGGGGAGGGATTAAACTCCCCTTTTTTATTTCTATAAAGAATTTATTATGGCAAAATATACTTATAAAAAATCTGACGAATTAACTGTTGTATGGCATGGAAGAGATAAGTACGTGCTATGCGAGTGTAGTCAAGAGAAATTAGAGTTCTTATTTGAAAAAGGATACGCTTGTGTTCAAAAGGAAGAAGAACCTAAGAAAGAGGTGAAGAAAGCAGCACCTAAAAAAGAAGAAAAAGAAGAAGAATAAACGTCTTTAGATGGAACAAGATAATAAGCAGTTAGCTAACAATCCTATAGAACAGAATAAGTTTTCTTCTAGCGTTATATCTACAACTAGTGCTTCTACAATTAAAGAGCCTAGTAAGGTAGATTATAATTCACTAGATTATATTTCATTTGGAACGGACAACCTGTTTCCACAAGGATTATCTATATTAAACAGAAGATCAGCTACTCACAGAAGTATCCTTAATAATAAAGTTACTTACTCTTTAGGTAGAGGCTTTATTACTGAGAATAACGACAGATTAGCTCAATATATCAAGCAAGTAAATAGCAAAAGAGAATCCCTTAGAAAGGTTCTAAAGAAGATTTTCAACGACTGGTATAGTTTTGGTAACGCTTATTTAGAAGTGGTTTTAATTCCTAACGGAGACCCTCAATTCTTCCATCATGACGCTACTAAAGCGAGAATCAGTAAAGACAGAAAGAACGTTATATTCCATCCTGATTGGAGACAGTATGAAGGTAAAAAGAAGTATGCTAAAGTTCTACCTTTATATCCTGAGTTCAAAAAGATTGATGGATTTGAAAGAGCTATATTCCATTTTAAGCAATATGAACCTGAGTTCTGTGATTACGGAGTGCCTGACTGGGTTGCTGCTATAGATGCTGCTGCAATTGGATATAAGACAAACAGATGGAACTTATCAAGATTAGAGAATAGCTTCCAAGTTTCTGGTATCTTAGAGATCGTAGGAGACATGTCAATGGAAGATGCTAAGAAAGTTAAAGAAGACTTAGCGAGTAATTTCTCAGGAGAAGAAAATGTTGGAAAACTGTTGACAATCACAAGACAGTTTGCAGAATCAGGTAATGGTTCAACATTTACTCCTTTAATTCAAACTTCGGATGGAGAATGGATTAACTTACATCAACAATCAGATTCAGATTTAATTATTGCTCACAACTGGTTTAGAAGTTTGAGTGGTATTTCAGATTCAACAGGATTTGATACAAAAAGAATTAGAAACGAATACCAAGTTGCTAAGAACACTGTAATTGGAGAAAATCAAGACGCTATCTTATCTGAGATTAAGTTTTTGATAGAAGAACATTCTACTATAGATGCAGAAGTTTTATCTTTCAGAAATGAGTCTCCTGTGTCACTTATAGACCTTATTGACGTAAACAGTATTATTACTGTAGACGAAGCTAGAGAAAACAGTTTAGGACTTGCAAATTATCATGATGCAGAGAAAGGTAAGAAACTAATTTCTGAGATCAGAGAAGAGGCAATGCTAAGAGGACAACAGAAAGAAACTACTGAACAGCAGAAAGATGGCGATACAGATAACTAACAACATAGCGACTTTAGATATAGATTTTGATGGAAACGGAGATCAATACTCTATACATAAGCCGAACATCACTTTGGAAAAGAGTGGTGATACTGTTGTTATAGTTGATTCTGGTAGAGTCCCTGCAAAAGAGTATAAGATATTATATACAGATGTAACACCTTTACCTGCTAGTGCAGATGCTTTATATGCTACTTTATTATCTTATGTAAATAGCAAAGGGGCAAACAGTTCAACTATAGTTACTCAAGCAGTAACAACAGTAAATGTTGAGGTTTTAGCTGCTAACGAAGGTACTGTAGGTTCTAGTTTTGTTAATCTATCTAATGCTGATGCTTATATTTTACTAGGTAGTGGCACTGCTTCTGCGACTAACTACACTGTTAAATTAAAGCATGGTGGAGATGACATATACGAAACTCCTTATAACTACTCTGGAGCTGTTCAAGTTGTTTTTGCTCACTCTGGTAGTGGAAATTTAGTAATCACAAAATTTAACTAGTATGCCATTATTTAGTAAAACAGGAGGTGGCAAAGCAGGAGAAACGGGTTACGCTCATACGGGAGCATTTGCAGGTAAGCCTCTAGATAACAGTTACGTTTGGGAAGCGGGGACAGGTATAGAGTATAATGCTGCTGATGTAGCTTCAGAAACGTACAAAGTATTCTCATTAGACAACGATGTCCACAACGCAGTAGATAACCCTTATTGGTCTACTCCTGATGTGTCAATTTCATCTAATGTAGACTTGTTTAACGGATATGCTTTACCTGATGGAGTAACTTCTTTATTAGATTATACATTTGATTTTGACACTGAGTACCCCTCTTCTACAGGAACAGGTTTTGAAGGTTCTACAGGTAGAATTAGACTAAACGACTGTAAATACGGAGACCAATTAAGAGTAAGATTTGACTTTAATGTAATACCACAAATATCTAACACTACTATAGAACCTGCACTTTGGTATTCTAATAGAAATGATAACGATGATATTACTTTTACTTTTCCTTTGACTTCTTCTCCTGTGTTTTTTGGGACAGGAACTGTGGGAAACACTTATTTAAACAGGGTAGATATTTCTGCTTGGATTATATCAAACGAAGATGTTAATGCCTTAACTCTTCCAGCAATTAAATCAGACAACCCTGTAATTATTCAACCACTAGGAATGTTAGTAACAATATTAAGGTAATATGGCTATAAAAATAAAAAGAAATGAAGCAGGTAACTGTATAACTTTTGAAGGCTCGTCTAACCCTGTATATTGGAACTCTTGCTTGTCTAGTGAGGTGGATTCTGTAAATACTAACGCTATTAACGTAATTAACGATATAAGAACAGCTCAAAATGGTTCTAATTTTTATGAGTTTTACAGAATACCTTATACAGATTTTTTAGATGCAGATGGCAACCCTTTTGCAAGTCCTTCAGACTGTGTTACTTATATAAACCAAGAGGCAAATGTTTTAGAAGCTACTTTAGCAGGTTTCTTAAATTTAGAGAACGTATCAGGTACAAATGATAAAGTTGACCTAACAAGTGTTACGAGTCAAGAAAAGATAGGCGGAGGGATTAAATTTACTGCTGGTAGTAATATCCAATGTGGGCAACCAGTATTTTATAATTATAGTTCTGCAGGTGTAGTTACAGCAGTATCGGCTGGTACTTTACCATTACAACACGATTACATAGGAATAGCTTTAAAAACAGTTACAACAGGTCAATCAGTAAACGTATTAACAAAAGGACTGGTAACAGCAAGAAGAACTACAACTTATCTATCATCCTCAGAAACTGTTATATTAAATAACACATCAAACAACACTACAAAGAATTTAACTAACTCTACAACTTTTGTAGATAGTGGAGATACAGGAGGAGATTATACAAGTAACGAAAACTATAGTATAACTTTTGATGCACAGTCAGGATATACTATAAATATTTCAGTTAATAATATTAAATTTGAACATTCAACATACAGAATGTATGATAGGTTAGGTGTACAAGGTTCTAATGATGGTGTCAACTTTACTAATTTAAGTGTACAATGGTTGCAAAAGTCAGCTACATCCACACCGACTTGGAGCGATAGTTTTTATGGTAGTAGTGCTTGGAATAGTACAGGGGCAGATAATGGCTATATATTTCCAAAAGATACATCAAGAGCAATCTTATTATCAAGTGGTTCATTTCCTGTAACTATTAATACTGGTTATAGATATATAAGATTTTATTTTAGGTCTGATAGTAGTGTAAATGATGAAGGTTGGAATATGACATTAACACCTAATACACCATATCCATCAAATACAGAATCAGTTGCAGAGGGTACTACATTATATTTAGATAGTAATGATTTTACAAAAGTAACAACAGACGACACAAGTCAAATAGTTGTGGGTTATTGTGCATATA